AACGATGCGGCCGAACTGGCCGAGCACCGCGTCGTAGCCCTTGGTCGTGTCGGCCAACAGCGAGCCTTCCAACTCGAACTTGTTGTAGTCGTCCGAGATGAAGGAAATCTCCTTGAGCGGATCGAAGGCCACGCGGTACAGCTCGACCAGGACCTTGGCGTTGCCCTGGGCGGTGTTGATCCCCTCCAGGCGCAAGAAGCGCTCCGGCAGCGCCTGGGTGAAGATGCCGATGTCGGTGACCACGCCGTAGGCATAGGCCGCCTTGAAGGGCGCGGTGAAGCCGGTGGTGTCCAGGAATTGGACGGCACCGAAGTCCAGGTCGGCGGTGTAGTGCGTGCCGGCCGTGAGCGTCGCCGGTGTTCCGGCGGAATCGGTCACCACCAGGCTCGACACCCTGGGGTGGGCGAGGAAGTAGCGGTCGCCGACGACCGGCGTGTCACCGCCAAAGGGCTCGGCCGTCACCGACCCAGCCGTGCCGACGACGTGGTTGCCATACAGGGCGAGCGCCAGGTTCTCCTTGGTGAACTCTTCGATGGTCAGCTTCACGGTCGCCGACTTCTGCTTGACCATCCGGTGATCCAGCGAGCGCTGACCAGTCTGGCTCTCGTAGTGCTCCAGAACGTCGGTCTTCAGCGACAACTTCAGCTCGGCCACGTTGCCGGGTGAGCGCACCTCGATCGGCAGACCGGCGATGTCGCGCTTGCCGAGAAACACTCGGCCTTGAAAACTTGCATAGGTGCTCATTGCTTGGGTTCCTTACGTTGAATGGGAGAAAGGTCGACGGATGGGTCGGTGGGAGTCCGGACGGGCTTCGGCTCCCGCGCGGCGATGTCGTTCGCCAGCAGCCATTCGGCGGCGTCGGCGTCGACCTCGATGCGGTCACCGGGTCCGTAGGACTTGCCCGCGTGCGTGTGCGGACGCGTCAAAACGAGTCGGGTCATGGGTGTCATCCTTGGGTTGCCAGGTCTTGGGCCAGCGTTCGGTAGGTGATGCGGTAGCGCGCGGGAATGGATGCGGCGACGGCATCGGCGTCCTCCACCTCCCACTCGCATTCCTGCTCACGGATCCCGAGGGCGAGTCCGCCCAGATTCAGGTCGGACATCAGGGCTGCGTGGGCGGCAGTCAGCAGTCGGTCTGCCTCCGTCTCCGGAACGACGGGAGGCACCGCACGGGCCAAGGCAACGATGCGAACTGTCAGTTCTCGGGTGACGCGGTCGTTGGCACGCTCGGCAATGGCATCCGTCTCGGGGAACACCACCAGCGCCGGGCATTGCTCGCGCGTGACTGCCACCGACGGTGATCGGTGGACTGTGGCGCCCACAGCCTGTGCTGCGGGACGCACAGCCGCCATCATCGCCAGCAGGATCTGCTCGCGGATCGAATTGCCAGCCATGGCTTCAGACGCGAGTGAGACGGGCGCGTCGCTCGGTGCCGTCGCCCACGGACCGAACTTCACGCACCAAGTAGGTCGCCGACCCGATCTGGACCTGCTCCTGGGCTGCCAGGCCCGTGAACACCGATGCCGGGAATGTCATGGCGTACTCGGTGCTGACGGTCAGACCATCCAGAAGGGACTCGTCCGGACAGGAAAATCCCACTGAATGCGACTGCGCCGCCGACCCGTCCGACGGGTGCCAGACACACGCCTGTAGCAGGCCAGCGCCGGCAGCCGCCGCGTAGACGGTTTCGACCAAGCACATGGATCAGGCCGCCGTGAGCTTGACCAGCACGCCGGGGCGATGGCACATCGGCAGCGGGTTGGACTGCGTGTGCAAGTCGGTCCCCCGGTCGAACTTGCGCGGCTCCTGCTTGGCGTAGATCGCCTGCCCCAGGGTGTTGGCCGTCTCGTTGAAGTCGGCCGGCGCGAAGTACGTGCCGAAGGTGTCCACCGTACCCATCGGGAAGGCATGGGCCTCACCGGCGGCGATGAAGCGACGGCTGGTGCCGTTGACATCAGTCGCTTGGCCACGGTACTCCTCGAAGGTCACGCCGCCGAAGGTGAATCCGGCGCGCATGTCGTTGATGAGCACCGCGCCCTGCTGCCAGTAGGTGAAGGCGTCCTTGACCTTGGGGTGGTCGGTCAGCGCATCGAAGAACTCCGGCGAGCACAGCACCCGGATGCCGGTCATGAACTCACCCTTGAGGTTGTCCTCCAGATGACGCAGCACGTCGGCGCACTTCTTCTTCACGTTCGACGAGGCATTGCCCAGATCGAAGCTCACGACCGCCGGCGAGATGCCGAACTCGTCATACAGGTCGTAGATCACCGAGCCGTCGGCGTCGAGGATCACGCCCTTGAGCGCGCCCATGCGCAGGTGCTCCAGCGTGATGGCGTGCTTGTTGCGCATGGTCTCCAGGTGCCGAGCCATCACGCCGGCCACCGACTCCATCTCGGTCTCCGAGCCGAAAGCACGAATGCCCTGGACCTCTTCGGGCAGGACCACGTCGTCGTGCGGGATGTGCGGGATCACGAAGGAGCGCACCTTGCGCTTGCCGCGTGCGCCGACCGTACCCGGGGCACCCGGGGGCAGCGTCGGCAGCAGATTGAGCACGCCGTTCTGCTCCTCGACGATGACCTGGCGCGTGCGCACCGGCTTGGCCGGGAACAGATCGAGCGACTCGAGGCGCCCATAGCGGTTGGGGATGACGTTGATGGCGGAGGTCAGCGCCGCCATCGAAAACGCCGGGGTGTTGAACGGGTTGTTCATGTTCAGGATTCCTTTCAGGCGGACTGACGAATGAGGATGCCGCGTGCTTCCAATGCGGCGATGGCGGCGACCTTGTGCTCGGGCGTGATGCCCGAAGGCCAGACGACGGCGTGTGATGCGACGACGGCGTGGCGTGCGAGCAGCAGGACGTTGTCGCGCTCGATCAGGCTGGCGTCGCAGTCGCCCAGCAGGATCCCCACGGGCGATTCGGTGCCGTCGGTCGCGTCCGGCTCGTAGCGCTTGATCTTGGAAGTCGCGGCGACGCGGCCCACGACGGCGCCGAGTTCGAGACGCTGGCCTGCGGCCACGGTGACGACGTCACGCGAGTAGTTGAGGCAGTCCTCCTCGTACTTGAGGAGATCGCCGAGGTTGAGAGGTTCGTTGAGTGCAGACATGGCTTCAGTCCTTTCCAGTGAGTTTCTTGACGGCCTTCATGAGGGGGTTCTGCTCCGGCGATGCGGCAGTGGAAGCAGCGTCCGGGTGGATCAGGGAACTGATCTCCGTGCCCTGTGCCCGACCGGCCAGGAGCGTCTTGCGCACCTGTGCGACGCTGGCGCCTTCGCTGAGGAAGGACAGCGTGAGCCCGGGCTGACCAGCCAACTGGCACAGCTCGGCGATCGCCACGGCATCGGCGCGCACCAGGGTGACGGCTGCGTCCACCGCAGAAGTGACGTTGTTGCCGACGCCGCGCTCTTGCGGCTGGACTGCGGGGTCGGCGTCAGTGCGGTCCGGGTTATCGGGGACGAGTGCCGGGTCTTCCGGCGCGTTTGTTGACTCCGGAGGGAGTCGGTCGATGGCGTTCTCATGCATCGCGGTTTTCTCCATGGGGTTGGTTGAAAAGAGCGCCCCTTTGGAGGTGGGCGCGAGAGGGGAACTGTTGGCAGCGAGGAACTTCAGGCCGGACGTCGCAGCGTTCGTGGCGAGGTAGGACGCGAAGTCGACCAACGCTGACTCGGTGGTGCCAAGCCGATCGGCCAGACCCACGCTGATAGCGCTGGGGCCGAAGTACAGACCGGCTTCGGTGGCACGCACGGCCGCCGCATCGAGGCCGCGCATCGTGGCCACGTGATCGACGAAGAGTCCGTACAGGCGATCCACCTCGGCCTGCAGCAGCGCGTAGGCATCGGGGTCGAGCGGCTCGTGCGGCGAGAAGTCGTTCTTGTGCGCACCCGCCGTCACCGCCGTGAAGCGGTAGCCGTCCTGGGCGTCGCGAGCCGTCTGATCGACGTGCATCGCGATCACGCCAATCGATCCGACGCCGCCGGTCTGGCTCACGTAGATGCGCGAGGCCGCGCTGGCGATCGCGTAGGCGGCCGAGAAGGCGGAGTCGCTGGCCACAGCCCACACGGGCTTGACCGCATTGGCAGCGCGGACCCGCTGCGCGAGTTCGAAGACGCCACCGGCCTCGCCACCGGGCGAGTCAATGTCCAGCAAGATGCCGGTGATCGAAGCGTCGACCAGCGCCGCATCCAGCATGGCCGCCACTTGGCCGTACGACGTGAGGCCCGACGCAGCGTCGAGGCCGAGGGACCGGCGCACCAGCGTGCCGTAGACCGGAATCAGCGCGATGCCCGGGGCGGCGCCGACGTTCGCCCTGGGCGCAGGGACGGCGAGGGCTTCCTTGGCGGTGGGCCATTGGACGCGCTCACCGAGGACCGAAAGGATGACGTCGAGCTTCGAGCGGACGAGCAGAAGCGGCGTCCCGTACAGACGGGACGCCAAGTGGGGCAACAACATGTCAGGTGCCTTGGGTTAGGGCGTCCGCGTTGGCGGACGCGAGATTCGAAGACCCGGGGTTCGCGCCAGATGCGGGTCCCTGGTCATGGCGAGGGTCGGTGTCGAGCACCAGCCCCCATGCGTCGGCCCGAGCGTTGTCGGCGGCGATCTCGCGATCGACGTCTTCAGCGTCGTAGCCGTTGGCAGAAATCGCCTCCGAACGGCTCATCAGTCCGGATCGGATGGCTGACTTCATCGCCTCGGTTTCCTTCAGCGGATCCACCCACTGCCAGCCCTGCGGGATCCACTTCACGGCCAGCCACTCCCGACGACGCGCCGATCCACCACGCAGATAGCCTGGTAGAACCAGCGCGCCTTCGAGGACGGCCTGCGCCATCCATGCCTCCCAGATCGGGCGGCAGAGCTGATGCACGATCACGCCGTGCTGGAGGTGCTCCACGCGACGCCGAAACTCCAGCAGGCCCGCACGAATGGACGAGTAGTTGACCTGGGTGAGATCCCCGGTCAGCTGCTCATAGGTCACGCCCATGGCAGCGGCCACCGCCCGGAACTGCATGCGCAGGAATTCTGAGTACGAGCCACCGACATCGGCCGGCTGTGAGAACTTGATGTCCTCGCCGGGCTCCAGGATCTGCATCGTCCCCGGCTCCAGGCCCGAGAGGGCCACGCCGCTGGCATCGGCGGAGCCTTCACCGAGCAGGCTGTCCTCCGGGGACAGGCGGGTGATGAAGCCGGCGAACATGGCCGCCGTCTTCTTGCGCACCAGTTCAGCGTCATCGTACTGGTCCAGCTCGTGGAGCTTCACCAGCGCCCGTGCCAACCAGGGCTCGCCTCGGATCTGGCCCGGGCGCAACGGCCGGAACATGTGGATGATCTCGGACGCATCGACGCGCACCGTGCTCATGCCACCATCACCGGACATCGGCGCGAGCATCCCGTCCTGCGGGTGGGATCGATACAGGTGGTACGCGACCCTGCGACCCAGCCGATCGAACTCGATGCCCGCGCGCACCAGGTTTCCGTTCTCGGCCGTGGTGTTGAGCGTCACCGGCAGGTGTTCGGGTTCGATCACCTGGATCTGCAAGGCAACGGGCAGACCATCCTCCGGGCGGCGATAGCGAAAGCGCACCAACACCTCGCCGCCTTCGAGCATGGCGCGGCAGGCCATGGCCTGCAGTCCGTAGAAGTCGGTCAGGCCCGCCGCATCCGCATCCTGGGTCCATTCCCTCCACAGCGATTGAATGGACTCACGGGCTGCGGCATCACCCACCATGGACTGCGGCTTGATGCCAGTGCCGATGGCGTTGGCCACGTAGGCTTCCAGCGCCGCATTGGCCCACGCGTTGCGCCGAACCAGATCACGGCTCTTGGCGCGCAGTTCGTTCTGGGTCTGCAGCAAGGCGCCGACGGCGCCCGGATTGCCGACCATCCACGCCAGAGCGCGACGGCCGCCACCCACGCCGTCATAGGTCGGCATGCCACCGAAGAGCCGGCGGCGAATGGACTGAATGAATCCCATCAGAAGCCCTTGGTGGTCGTCACGCGGATCTGCCGCGCGATGGGTGGGACCAGACCGGTGGCGGCCGATTGCTCGGCGAGCCCCGAGCGAACCAGTCGCATGGCTTCCTTCAGTTCCTCGATCGTCCGGTACTCGACGGTCTTGTCCGCGAAGGTCACGCGTCGTTCCCCGCGGGCCACAGCGCCTTCGAGCGCTTCGAGTTGTTCGAGCGTGTAGGCCATGGTCATCCCACCTTGATCGCGACGAGATTGCTGCCGGCCTTGACCGCCACGACCACGTTGGCGTTGCGACTGCCGAAGCGGATCTGAAGC